AAGCTGCTCGCAGGCGGCGGACTTCCAGGACTTCCAGGAGCACCACCCCGTCGTTCGCCAAAGAAGAACCTGATGGACGCTCTCGACTAAAATCTCAACAAATACCAGAATGGATCCAAGGGAGATTTTCAAATCAGACGAGCTCCTTGAGTTTTGGCCAACAGCCACCCAGTCGGCGCGTGAACGCGTCGCATCGACGACTCGCTTTATCCTGTACGCCACTTGCCTCGTGTACCTTATTAACCGCGACCCCCGAGTGTTTGCCCTTGGTATCCTCGCGCTCGCAGTTCTGTACTACCTCTTTACGATGAACATGATTTCTGATGGAAAGATGCGTGGGTCTGTGACAGACGGGCGCGTTCCAGGTCCTCTTCGCGACAACGTGACCCTTCCCACATACGATAACCCTATGGGTAACGTGCTTTTGAGTGATTACGTGGACAATCCAGACCGACCAGCAGCAGCGTGGTACCCAAGCATGCGCACAGAGGTTCAGAACACGTGGAGTCAGATCCACCCTTTTGAGCGTCAGCGCGATGCCGAGCGCAATTTCTATACAGCACCAGTCAGCACGATTCCAAATGATATGGCTGCTTTCGCCTACGGAGCCTTTGGCAAGCCATTCGCACCCAAGTGTCACGACCAAGGAGGCGCCGCTTGTGATCCAGACCGCTTCTACTCCGCCTTCCCAGAGCGTGTCCAGATGCGCGCAGGAAACGGAGGTGGATATGGAGCCGGAAGCAAGTAAAATTAAATATGTGTCTAAAGTAATAATGCCAACGCTCGATACGAGCCCATTGACTTTGGAGAAGGGCGTGTGGTACGGTCCCGCTCAGGTGGTCCTGGCAGACAAGACGGATGTGGAGAGCACACTCCGTGAGCAAACCACCAGCGCATGGAAGAAGGGCTGGTCAGAGAAGGCGTACGACTTCCCCAACACCTACGTCAACCTCCCACTGCGTGTGCTCTGGTGGAACCCAATCAACACGTTTGGTGACATCCAGAACGAGCGTTTTGATCAGCGCTACTATTGCAAAAAGCCAAAGACTTTCAATCGGTAAAAAAGATATCCTAATAGTAATAATGGACCCTTTGGCTATCGCAGCCGTAGTTGGTCTTGTGTTTGCCGGAAAGCGACTTGCTGATGGGCGCAGCGAAAGCCCCCAGAAAAGTCGCAAACCACTCCCAGCAACCACGAAACCCCTCACTCGTCGTGACATTGATTTGATGTCAAATGCACGTGATCATGGAAAGGATTATACTGACCTTTTTAACACACAGCCAGATGTTGGTCGTCGTATCGGCGATTACCGTCTCCAGCCCAAGGAGGCTGTTCTAAACCTCCAGGACATTACTCAGACAAATTCTCGTTTTCCATTTGGACAGCCCGTGTATGATTTGTACAACCGTCAATATGTCACGAATAAGATGAACAACGTGAGCCCTCTAGAGGCTCCTAACACCGTGGGTCCAGGTCTGGGCGTCGGAGCGAACGTGAAGGCTGCGGGTGGTTTCCACGACTACTTCCGTGCTCTTCCCACTAACATTAATGAGGAAAAGCTCACAACAATCGAGGGACGCCCAGGACCTCCCAGTCCCGTCGTCAAGAATGGAGGCGCTGCTTACATCGGAGACATTACGCACCAGGCTGCACAGACCAAGACGGCGTACCGCCCACCAGGTGCCTTTGGTGGCGGCGGACCACAAAGTGCATTTGTCGCCCCAGAGGGTCGCCCAGATTACATCAAGACCCGTAAGACGACCCGTCGCCAGGAGTCTGGTCTTCGCGAGGACACTCTCTCCGAAGGTCCACCATCTTTCTTCGTTCAACAGCCATATGCCGAGGGCAAGACGTGCTACACGGATACTGCACTCACACGTTCGAGTGGCGATCGCTCCAAGCCTGATCGTGCAGCCAATGGCGCTCGTATGAACGTTCGCAACGATCCAGTGAACCAGGTGGGAGCTGCCACCCAGCTCCGCCCAGAGGCTGAGATTCTCCCAGTACCACCCATGGGTCTCACGGGCGCGAACCAGGGCAGAAGCTACTTGGCACCCACCTTTGACGATCCACTGAACGAATTCAAGGCAAATCCCAACCCACGTGCACAGTGTAATTTCCTTGATATTGCAATTCAACAATTGGAAAAGAATCCACTTGCATATTCCCTGGCAGCTCCCAAGCAGGCGGAGCGTTCCATGGACACCAAACCTTTCAACACTGTTTCGGTGAATTAGTTCCGGTTCCGCCCTCGGAACGTCGCTAAAAAAATATAGACACAAAGTAAATGTCTGGAGGTGTCGTTCAACTCGTAGCCGTTGGACCTCAGGACGCTTGGCTGACAGGCAAGCCCGAGGTTTCTTTCTACCGGTCGAACTACAAGCGTTACACTCATTATGCCAACTCTGTGGAGCGTCAGGTGATCCAGGGCGCCCCTATCGCGAACGGTATTTCTACCATCCGCTTCGAGAAGAAGGGTGACCTTCTGTCCTATGTGTTCCTGACTGCCCGTGATAACAACGGTGCAGGCATCGTGGGTCTGGATTGGTCCAAGGTGATTGACAAGGTGGAGCTCTACATCGGCGGTCAGATTGTGGACACTCACGATTTCGAGTACATGACCGACATCGAGCCAATCGTCGGTGCTCAGAACTACTCTCAGCGGTACCTGAACCTGAACAGCAACACCTTCAACAACCAGAAGACCTCCTTCTTCCCCCTCAAGTTCTTCTTCTGCAAGGAGTGGTCGGTGGCTCTGCCCCTGATCGGTCTCCAGTTCCACGATGTGGAGCTGCGCATCACCTGGTCTCCCTACCTGAGCCAGAACATCACCATCGGTCCCACCACGTACCCAGTCCTGGCTGCTCCCAACGCAACCCTTAATACTTTCAGCGTGACCCAGGGAACTTTCGCCTACTCTAACACTGCTAACCTGGTCGTGTCCCAGACCACCGGTCCTCTGTTCCCAGGTATGCTTCTGACCTCTGCCACTTCCAACCTGCAGGCGAACGTGGTGGTTGTTCAGGGCTTCTCTTCCAACGCAACACCCACTCTCCTTTCCAACGCAGCTTGGTCGAACATTTTCATCGCCGGTTCCAACACGGGTGTTATCAATGCCACTGCCATTTTCAGCACGTCTGTTGGCGGTGCATTGAACGCCTACGCCCCACTGGTTTCCGCCCAGATTCCTCTAGCAATTGCCGCCGGTACCACAGCCTCTACCACAAAGAGTCTGACCCTGACCCAGATTTCCAGCTACAGCGGCGCTGGCTCCCTGGCAGTTGGTCAGTACGTGGCAGGTCTGCCCTTCGCAGGTCCAGTCTACGTGTCCAGCACCTCCAATATCGCAAACAGCAACGTCACTGTGACCTACCCATCCCAGGTGGCTGGTCCAGTTCTGGCTGGTACCACCATCTCTTTCTTCACCGGCACCTCCAACACAACCACCTCTTACTCCCAGCTCCAGTACATCGCCTGGTCCAACTTCGTGTACCTGGACCAGTCCGAGCGTGACTGGTTCGCCAAGGAGAAGCAGGACCTGCTCATCACCCAGGTGCAGCGCATCGTCATGGGCACCAACCCAGTCCAGGAGCTTGCTCTGGCTCAGCCAGTCAAGTTCATCGCCTTCCCTTCAGTGAACTACAACCAGATTTACGCCAACGGTGCAGGCTCAACAACTGCTGCCGACTACCAGCTCAAGACGCAGGTGAACGGCGTGGATGTCGGTGACTCTCGCCATATGTTCCACTGGGTGGATGTGGCTCAGTACTACAACACACCCTACGGATACATCCACAACAACCAGTTGGCAAATGTGGCAATCATCAGCTATTGCCTCGACACCTCAAAGCTCCAGCCCACCGGCACCCTCAACTTCTCCCGCCTCGACACCTTCCGTCTGGTCGTGCCTTCGACACTGCCCAACGGTATCCTGGGTCTGGCAAGCACCAGCATCAACTACCCAGTGCCATACCTGTACGCAGTCAACTACAACATCTTCCGCATCCAGAACGGTCTCGGCTCGCTGCTCTACGCCAACTAAAGCGCAGACGAAACTCCAGAGTTTTATCTGCCCCAAAATTAGAAAATGCATTGGATCATCTGGGCTTTTATTGCGTGCATCCTGTTTCTGGTTACTTACAATCCACGCTCGGGAAGGCTCAGTAGGTTTCTAGACCTTTCGCAAAGAGAAAGTGCTCCAGAAACTGTCGAAAAACCTTCGGAAGATTGAATCTGCGATTCAGGGCTCATTTATTTTGCTCCGGAAAGATTAGTAGAGGACCATGTCGGATCTTCGAGTTCCGACCAGAGAACGACACAAAGCAATAGCAATCCCAATGTCTCGCGTGAATGATGTCCCCCATTTCTTGGTCGTTCATGACCGAAGATACAAGGAGTGGACCTTCGTAACTGGCGGTTGCCGCCGTCGAGAAGTCTACAACCCGCTTCGATGCGCGGTTCGAGAACTCGAAGAAGAAACACGTGGGATGATCAATTTAAAACGTGGCTCTTACGCCTATTTTAAATTTATCACAAACACACCCGAACCTCGAGACATAGAGGATGGGGTAGATGTTATAAACCATTATCATGTGTATGTGTTCGATATGCCTATGACGGTTCTTGAGCACAAGCACATCATCAAGAGATTCACAGAAGAAAAGGAGAAAATGGAAGGGAATCAGGTTCCTTTTCGCAAAAATTATGATGAAAATGATGACTGTAAATTTGAAAGTCTCGAAACCATCTCAAAGCATCAAAACCTCTGGCCCATGATTCGTCATCACGTCCTTGGAAATCCAGAGTTTCATCAGGCGCTATCAACAACACAAAAGACTCCGTTCAATTTGCGTGTTTAAAATACTTGGAATCAGTATAAATGACGAGAAGCAAGATTGATCTCGCTACACACCTGCTCAAGCTGTGTAACGATACCACTACGAAACCAGAGGAGCTTGCGAGCGTCATGACTATCCGCAAGCTCCACTACGAGATTGAAAAGGCTGAATCTGAACTTGAAGAAATTGAAGAACAGATTAAAAAGGCAAAAGAAACTCCAAAGACGAAGAAACCTAAATCATTTTGGGCATTCCTCACAATGGATTCGGACGAGGAATAGTCCCAGTCGCACAGCGACTGTCCTCCGAAGTATGAAATAAGTTGCTACGCAACTTGAACACTTAGAGCAAAAACTCATTTAAAACATAATGGAAAAATGGAAGGTTCCACGTGGCAGTGGAACTCATGTTTTGATGGATGGAGGGGTCCTCATGGTTCCTCAAGAGGAAATCGGGGATTTTCATCAAGCATACGTCCGAACTATTAATTCTGGATCAAAATTGTTTGTTGTTGAGCAAAAGACTGATCGTTTCAAGTTTTTCGTAGATCTTGATTACAAGGCTCCCGAGAAACTAAGTGATGAAGATCTTTTACAATTTTGTTCCATAATTCATGAAAGTCTAGGAGGGGACAGAATCTCGGAGTGTCTGATTGCCCGAGCGCGTCCAAGACCCGTGGCGGAAGGACTCATCAAGTCAGGGGTCCATATCCATTGGCCAAGACTTATCGTCACGAGGACAGAGGCTTTAAATTTTAGATCAAAATTGATCCAAGCTTTGGGTGAAGGACCTTGGGACACAGTGATAGATGCCTCCGTGTATGGAGGGTCCGGTCTCAGGATGCTTTGGTCCCATAAGAAACCTACAGGAGATCCCTATATTCCATGGAGGCAACTCAATAGTACCCGTGAGTTTTCCAAAAGTCCAAGTGTTGAAATCTTGGAACTCTTTTCAGTCAGGACAGCCGAGACTCCAAAAGAGGACGAGGGGAAGATAGTAGAAGTCAGGGGTATTGAGGAGTTTATTCAAAAGTACCTCACGGGTCAAGAGCAAACACATGTGAAGCGTATCCAGAGACACGAGTATGATGGCTGGTACGTCCAGACGGATTCAAAGTACTGCGAAAACTTGAAGCGGGAGCACAAGTCGAATCACATCTGGTTCTCTATTCACTCAGGACGAATCTCTCAGAGGTGTTTCGATGAAGACTGTTCTGAGTTTCACGGTCGTGAACATATTCTTCCTCCATCAATAGTAGAGCAGCTCAACGATGTTGCTATTGTGGGTAGTCCTTCTCCTAGTTTTCTTGTGGATTTTCTTCCCGATGGGACCAAAAACCAGATTCAAGAAGTACGAGCTCATGGTCCATCCGTACTCGGGCCTGGACCCAGTCAGCTGGCAGCGTTTTTTGGACAATCTCCACGAGTTCGAACGGTTGGCTTCGACCCAGCTCGATAGCGCAGCCTCGGCACTCTACGTGGCTATCGAAAGCATCAGGGACATGGCACTCGGCAACAGGCGTGCAGACGATGGACAGTATCAGGATGAGCTCAATCTCATTGCAACCAATCTGGGACTCGAAGGCGAGTTTATTTTGAATGAAAATGCAATTTCACAGGGACTTTACTTTTTCCCAAGGTACTTAAACAATACGTTTGAAGATTATGTAGTAAATGTCGGCGACCCGGGTCACGCGAAGAACCACGGGCAATAGAACCGAGTCCGCAGGACTCGTGGCTCCCACAGAGACTGTAGAACCCACCTCTCTTGACATCCTTGCAGAGGCTGCTGCTAGTACGAGAACCCGCTCCGGTCGCGTGTCCAAGCCTCCAGTGCGCTATGAGCCCATTGAGCAGGTTGAGGACGACTATGATGCAGACGACTATGACACTGAGGACCCCGATGACGTGTCGGAGGAGATTGAGACGGAGAGCGACGAGGAGGAGGACGAATCTGATGCAGATGATGATGGAAATTTGGATGGATTTGTTGTAGCAGATAAAAGCGAGAGTGATGATTCTAGCAGTGACGATGGAGAACCTCCCCTTCCTCAAGCAATCAAGCGAACCCCCGTCAAGAAGCGCCCCGCCGCCACCACCAGAAAATGAGTGGCCTTCCCATATGGACTCCCCTCGGCGTTTTGAGCCTTTGTACCATGTAGAGCGACCTCGTGAGAAGAAGGACCCATTTGAGGCTTTCAAAGAGAATCAAATCGGTCTTATTCTTTTGGGTATGGTGATTGGTTTTTTGCTCGCGAATATGCGTCCCGTTGTTTTTCAGGCAAAATGATCAAGTTGCGCAGCAACAGTCCCTTCGGAACTGGGGCTTATTGCACATAATACAAAGGCGCATTCGGTGATGGGTCTTCGTATCCCGTAAAATTACCAATAGGACCCGTTCGATTCTTTCGAACATCCTCTTGTAAAAATCCTAGCCATGGATTCTCACGAGTCTGATCGGCTGGTTCCATATCCCTAAATACCTCAAACTGATTGTCGTATGCAGCAACAGGTTGAGATATTTTAGCCGGTGCAGCTGGAAACCTTAGGTACGCCATGTACATAAGGAACGCAATGATCACCAAAGCTAAAACTTTGAAAAACATTTTCTAATATTCGCAGCGAAATTAAGTCGAGTTGCGAAGCAACTCAGGTTCTTCAGACTGGAGTAGAGGGAACCTCGTCATCGCCGGTCGCCGCAGACTCGTCACCCTCGGGTACAGTGGTGATCTCGACTGCTGGACGCTTGCGCTCCTCGATAATCTGAGCCACCTTCTCGTCAGCCATCTTGACGAGCTCAGCGAGTATCTTGTCTGGGAACTCCTTGCGCAGTTCCTCGACGATATCTGCAGGGTGGGGAATTGGTGGAACATCTGGCTTTGTGTAAAACTTGGAGTTCTCGTCAGCGGGGTCGATGTAAGGGAAAGGTCCGGGCTGGGGCTGAGCCATCATATCACGCTTGCGCTTCTCAAACATGGAGGCGGCGGCGCTCTGGTTGGCGCGGTACTTGGACATAATCTCCTCGAGCTTCTCGTTCTGGTAGTGAACATCCTCAATCTGATCACGGTCTGGGGGAATCAGCAGCCACTTGTACATGTCGACGACGTAGATATCGACCAGAGCATCCTCCTTCTGAAGACGCTTGGCGTGAGAGGCAGCCTCGTCACGGGTCGCAAAGCACCCACGAATCTTCATACCCAGCTTCTCATTCTTCTGGGGCTGATCTGGACCAACGAAGGAAATGCACGCAAAATATTGCCCTGGAACCGTCAGGTAATCTTGCTCGAGAGAACCCATTTGAATTAACTAGGGGTTTCTTTTTTAAGTTCGGAACGCGGTTCAAACTGAAAGTTTCGTGTCTTGTCACCATCTAAGGCGAAGGAGATTGTATTAGGTACAAAACGATGGAGGCTCTTCGTCGTCTTCACAACGACTGTAAGCGCCAACACATTCAAAAATGGGTACAACGTGGAGAGAGCGTTCTTGACTGTGGGTGTGGACGAGGGGGTGACTGGCACAAGTGGAAGGCGGTAGGTGCCCAAATATTTGCAATTGACCCCGATGAGGAATCTTTGGTG